TAGATATATCCAAAACTACAAATCTGTTTTAAATTCAACTACATCCATAATTCTGCAATTTAACATATTAGAAACTTTCCAAAAAGCTAACCCGTAGAACTTCTCTGTATCTGTTGATATAGAGTTACAATATTTTTTTAATATAACTCCATACTCATTTGGTATTTCTAGGGTTACTCTATGTATTTCATCCATTACTTAAAGGTCATCCTTACTTCTAATCCTTTTGCTCCTGTCGATTTAGTGTCGACATCAATTCTTAAAACATCTGCCGTATTGACAGTGTTATTTGCGCTTATAAGCGGAGGCGTTCCTGAAGTGCTTGAGTCTGTTTCAGACACCTCTATGATTACTCCAGTAGTTAGAATATCAACACTCTTTGTCTCGTTGTACAGCATAATTGTATTGCTGCCTGAACTACCAGCCGTGAATACATGAGCCCCTATAGAGTTTAACTTCAAACCATCAAGCGTGCTTGGCACCACCATCCTAGCAATTCCATCCCCAGTATATAGTTCAATAGTATCTGGTATGGCTTTCAGAGCCATAGCTCTTTCAATGAAACTAGAGTTGCTAGCAAGAATTTTCTTTGTAGTATTCGATGCCGCGTCGAGGTACAGAATAAAATCTGCACTCTTGTTCATGCTTACACCAGTAGCTGCAACATTCTGTATTAACTCTATCTTACCATCATTAAGGTTAACAAAGTTATCGTCTACCTGATCATGGGTTAATGGTGAACCCTTACCCGCTCTTGTTGTAATGCTTGCCATAATTAATCTACTACCGTGTACCCATCAACCCAATAGTAATTTTGGACGTATGGAAATTTAACATCGTAAGCACCTTGATTATCGCCACGCTTCTCATAAAAAATTCTTCCATTGGTCATCCTGTATGCAGGGCGCATTGGCTTATATCTTTTCCTTCCGCCAACTCTAAACTTTCTAGCCATTAAAAGGAAGCCTCTGCCATTGGTTCAAGAACCCTGCTTCTTCTCAACATAGGAGGAGCTGGATCCATATCATATATTCTAGATAAAGCGTCTAAAAAGTCTGGATGTATGGTAGGGAATAATCTATACTCATTCTCTCTCATCCAGCTTGTTAAATCGTATATCTTATTATTCTCATCCTTACAAGATATTTTCTTTGAGTTAAGAAACTTTTGTTTCTTCTCTATCATATCCTGTTGAATAGAAGTTAGCCTCGACTCATCAGTAGGATAAGGGAAAAAGAATGAACCGTCTTTTAGATCAGGCTCTAATCTTTGTATCCTATCCTTCTTAGATTGCGGCCCGCCACCTCCAACCCAGTTTATTTCATATATAGGGAATGAGCTACCCTCTATACGCATCATTTCTTTAAAGTGCTCTATATCGCTCTGAGCCCCATATCTTTCGTAACCTACCTTTACCTCACGAACTCCGGGCGCTCTTTTCCATTTAGCTCTAAGCTTCTTTAAGTTATCCCACCTTTCTGATAAAGAAAGTCTATGACAAACACCATCTAATAGGTACTTGTTATAGTTTGCATCAACCCCTACTACAGCTATTGCAGTTCTATTTGAAGATTTCTTTTTAGAGTGGGCCGGATCACACATCAAGTATACATTCATTGTGTACGGTCTAACTTCCCACTCTCTCCACCACTCATCTTTAAAGTGCACATCTGAGCCAGCAATTGGATTAAGTAGTTGCTGGCAAGCTACTATGTAAGTAGATGTTGTTTTCTTTATTTCTTCCCATCTTTCCTCCGCAAGGAAAACAGGATCTCCATCCATTCTACCATCTACCGTAGCTGGATGTATTCTAGGCTTTACTGCAGCTCTTTGGAGAATTGTTCCGTATGTGTCACCGTAAGAATATCTTGTGCCAGCATACTGAAATCTCGGATTATGCGTCTCACCCAAGTTGAGTGATAACTCCCACTGGGTTGTTGTCTTTAGTATCTGCTCTGGAGTTGTTATAGCTTCTTGAACAACAACATCATCATAGACTATTAGCTGAAAATGTCTTCCTGTCGGCTGCCCATCCACCAAACCATGAGCCTCTATGCTTTGCTCTTTAGGATTTGATTTCCTTTTAACGCAGATCCCTTCATTCTCTGCCCACTTAGGCGCTTGAGTTCTTGGCTTCTCCCATAGGATATCGGGATATAAAGCTACAAGTTTTTCATTTCCTTCAAACTCATGCATAACTTGCCTTAAGAAAGGCTTTGCCTGCTTAGCTGAAAACGAAAGTATACCTATCGTTATATCTGGATTACATAAAACTTCTTGAACGCACCCAAGAAATGTTATTATAGAGCTCTTGTAATGGAATCTAGCCCATAAATCTAAGTGACTATCCCTAGCGGATTCCACTTCGCGGCATCTCTCATATATCCAAGGATGCAGCATATCATGCCTATTGCACAAAAACACACCAAGGTAATACCTATCAAGCTGGCCCAGAGTCCTAATAAAACTGTCATCAATGTTAGGGTCGTCATGACAGTTAGCATAAGCCTTAACAACTTTATCGTACTCAGCGTTCTGAGCCCATTGAGCAAACTGCTCTGCTGCTTCAGCATTTGATGTTGTGGATAATACTATTTTTGATACTGGTGGAAGCATTACTTTTTCTTATATCCAGAAGCATAAATAGCGGCTGCTTGCTTTTCAGCTTGTTTTTTAGTAGGATAACATTTTCCTTTGCTTCCCCACTTCCATCCAGACTTTCCAGTTTTTAATTTGCATTTCTGTATAGGCATTACTTATCATGCAGACATAGCTGGAGACCAGAGCTGACGAATATCACTAAGCTTCATCTTAGTAGGGTCCATGCTTTTCATCTGTTCATTACCTACTTTTAAATCCAATAATGCTGGATTATCTATATATGCTTGGATCTCTTTGGCAGACATATTCGCGGCCCACTTATATTGCTTTCTGAAATCACTGACAGCTTTAAGCTTAGCCCTTCTTGCTCGATCATCTTCGCCGGTTGACAACCCTTCCTCAGTTGCTTGTTGTGCCGCTTGCTTAGCGTTGATCGCAGCCACCATATCATCAACCTCTTTGGGGGTCATGGCGTCAATCTCATCTTTGGTAGGCACAGTACCCAAAAAAGCACCAAATGGGCCAAAGATGCTTAGTGCTGAGCGTAAAGCGGTAGCACTTGTGTGAAGGTGACCTCTTTTTGTCTCTGTGGATCTTTCTTTTTCTTCCTTGTCTATAGTTTCTTTGTCGTAATAAGTGGGATCTCTAGGATCAAATTTCCCTTGCAATGGACTTTTGTTAGCTGCCAGAGCGTCAAGAGCCTGTTGCAGCCCAGGGTCTACTATGTTCGAGGTGCTCGAAAGAGCGTCCATATCGTCCTCGCCCTTTTCTGCAGCAGAAAGAGCTGCAGCATCAGTTGTTGCTGGGGCCATCCCTCCGGGCTCTAAGCCGTGCCCTAACGGACCACCAATAGCACCTACGCCCGTCTGACCAGATTGATTAGGACCACCTGGGGCTCCTGTTCCTTTCGTTCCAGGTCCAAGCACAGATGACGTATCCATCCCTAAGCCCATTGGGTTACCAACGTTAGTTGGAGTCCCGGCTCCAGCCCAGCCTACATCTGCTGCAGGCTCTTGACCTGTTGCCACTGCAGCCTGTAGCCCAGGGTCAACCGTGTTCGTTGGGGCCATTGTATCACCAAAAGGATCATCTCCCCATCCAAGATTAGGAGTGCCAAGTGCTGACATAACCCCAGAAGGAGCTGCTGCGCCTGGTCCAAACGTTTGGCCTGGTGCAGCAATTCCAGTACCTTGCCCAAACTGGCCCATATGAGATGAGCCCATTGGGTCAAAGTTTTCATTGTACCCTACTGTGCTATTCAGCCCCATTCCAGATAAACCAGTTGATGGAGCTCCAGGTGCTGGAGTTCCCAAAGAAGGCATTGCGCCAATAGCTGCATCTAATGCATCAATTGCCTGAGCGAATGAATCAGCTGCTGTGCCAGCATGCTGAGATCCCATAACCTGGCCTTGGGTATTAACTGATGGAGCTGTTTTTCCTCCCCAACCTCCTGGAGGAGCGTCGAAATTAAAACCATGACCCATATCTTCAGCAGCAATGGATGCTTCAATATCCCCCAAGCCTCCTGATAAATCTCCAGCAGGAGAAGCACCGCCTATAGATGGGCCTCCCATATTAGCATCAGCGCTATCATCGCTACTAGCAGGGCCAGAGGCGTTTCCAGCCGTGCCTCCTACTGCGCCGCCGTCTACATCTGCACTGCCATCATTATTGCCCCATCCCATACTATCTCTCCCTTCTATTCCCTAAATTATCTATCTTTACAGATAAAGATTTAAGCATATCTTTGATCTCACTGAATTGCTCGCTATGCCTGGTGTCAGTACGATCCATTCTTTCAGACAGACTTTTAATATCCATATTGTTTACTACAGTT